TAGCAACTGACATTCGACCAAGAATCTTGAACCAATTTTTGTATTATATCCAAAGTTTGTAGTTAGTAGCAAAGGCGAAGTAATGAAGGGTGGTGGAAGAGAATCCGGAGTGTCAATCGCAACAATGCGACCAGAGATACAAGTAATCGAAAGAATACGTCCTCCACACTACTTAAGTGATGAGGAGTGCGAGATCTGGCGTATGTGTGTCGATTCTCATCCGGCGGATCAGTTTGCAGCTGGCGGAAGCGCTATCATGCTTGCCCAGTTTTGCCGTCATACGATCCTGGCGAAGCGGGTTGCGGAGCTGATTGAGCAGTCGATCGATCAGGCAGCGGTGGATGAGCTTGACTTGCTGCTTCGCATGCAGGACCGCGAAAGCAAATCTATTTCTATGCTCGCGACCAAGTTGCGCATGACGCCGGCTTCAACTTCAACGTATCACGGGAATAAGAAGCCGGGTTTGTCGCATAAAAAAGTGCCTTGGGAAGAGAAGGAAGAGGTTGAGTAATGCTCACCCGCGCCGAGAAAAACATTAAGTGGTGCGAGGATCATCTCCGGATTCCGGAAGGTATGTATGTTGGTAAGCCATTAGTAATGGCTGAGTTTATGAAGGATGATTTCCGCGCTATCTACGACAATCCTAATGGTACAAGGCGGGCAATTATTTCAAGGGGACGCAAAAACGCGAAAACAACCGAAAGTGCAATGATATTGTTGTTGCATCTGTGCGGCAGAGAGGCTCGCCCAAATGCACAACTATTCAGTGCGGCCCAATCGCGAGATCAGGCCGGTGTGTTGTTTGCACTGGCGGCAAAAATGGTTCGTATGTCGCCGCTCTTGGACGATAATGTTGTTGTTCGCGATAATGCGAAACAGTTGTTTTGTCCTGACCTGGGGACGCTGTACCGGGCGCTTTCTGCCGATGCCAGTACCGCGTTCGGCTTGTCGCCGGTACTGGTGATCCATGACGAGCTAGGGCAAGTCAGGGGACCGCGTTTCAGCCTCTATGAGGCGCTGGAGACGGCGACAGCGGCACAATCCGATCCGCTGTCGATCATCATCAGCACGCAGGCTCCCACCGATACGGATCTGCTGTCGGTGCTGATCGATGACGCAGCCGGCGGATACGATCCGCGCACCATCTTGCGGTTCCAGACCGCAGATCTAAGCCTCGATCCGTTCACTGAGGAAGCCATTCGCCAAGCCAACCCTGCGTTCGACGTATTTATGAACAAGCAGGAAGTTATGGCTATGGCGGCGGATGCCAAGCGCATGCCATCGCGTCAGGCTGAGTTTGAGAATTATGTATGCAATCGCCGGGTTGAATCCAATTCGCCGTTTGTCTCCGGTAGTGTGTGGGCGGCATGTGCCGATCCGCCTCTGCCGATCGATGGCATTCCTGTTTATGGCGGGTTGGATTTGTCGGCGGTTAACGATCTTACTGCTTTGGTGTTGATGGGACGTATCGACAATGTCTGGCAGGTCCATCCAACTTTTTGGTTACCCGGTGAAGGGCTTACTGAGAAAGCGCGGAAGGACAGAGCATTATATGATGTTTGGTACAGAGACGGATATCTCCAAGCCGCCCCCGGCAAGTCGGTTGACTACGAATTCGTGGCAGAATATCTGCGTGGGTGTTTCGATCGCTACGATATTCGTAAGCTTGCTTTTGATCGGTGGGGGTTTCGGCATCTTCGCCCTTGGCTGGTGAAGGCTGGGTTTAGTGAATACGAACTGGAAGAGAAGTTTGTAGAGTTCGGGCAAGGGTATCAATCGATCTCGCCGGCCTTGCGTGATCTTGAGAGCGAGATCCTGAACCAGCGTATCGCGCACGGGGATCACCCGGTCCTCAAGATGTGCGCGCAGCACGCGGTTATTAAAACCGATCCGGCAGGCAATCGCAAACTGGCGAAAGACATCTCGCCAGGGCGGATCGATGGGATGGTCAGCCTCGCGATGGCAATGGGCGTGGCTCCGATGGAGTCCGAAGCTGAAATTGATATTGGAGCTTTAATCGGATGAGAAATCTGGAGATTGTCAATAAAATCGCTGCCGCACCGGCCCCAGATGGGGACAATCTTGAATATATCATGTCGGATGATTCGATCGATCGTCTGGGGGACATGATCGATCAGGCCGGGTGGCAGCTGGTCAATTTCGAGAAGAACCCGATCGCGTTGTTCGGCCATGACTCGCACTTCCCGGTGGGGAAGTGGCGGGATGTGAAGGTCAAGGGTAACCAGCTGCGCGGCACGCTTGAACTGTTGCCGCCGGTATCACCCAGGCTGCAAGAGATCCACGCAGCGGTGAAGGGCGGGGTGCTGCGTGCCGTTTCAGTCGGCTTTAAGCCGCTTAAGTATGAACCATTACCGGATAGCAAGAAGGGTGGCTATCGATTCATCGAGCATGAGCTTGTTGAATGTTCGATCGTTGCCGTTCCAGCTAATCCTAACGCCATTCAGATCGCTAAGAATCTGAATATATCTCGTGAAACGATTAACCTTATCTTTGGCAAGACCGCCGATAATGATGAGGTAACCCACCGCGACCTATCTGGCAAGTCTGCCGAAGATCACCCGAATGTCGGGAAACGTAACATGTCTCTTTCGGAGAAGATTGAACAGTCTCAAACTCGCGTTAATGATCTCAAGGACAAAATCTCGGCCCATAACGGCAAGGATTTTGGCGATGAAGCTCCCGATGAACAGCACCTCACGGTTGGTGAGGAGTTGAATTTGCGGCTGACCACCGAGGTTCGGCATCTTGATATGCTCCGGGCGTCGGAGGCGGTGATGGGGGCTAAGAGCGATGCCCTCACTACGACTATCGACAAGACGCTTCAGCGGGTCGGGGAAACCCGCCGGCCATTTGCGGTGCCGAAGAAGGAGGTGAAGGCGGTTGACTATGTCTACCGTGGGCTGACGGCGGCTTTGGTCTCGCATATTACGCATCAGTCCATTCCGGACGTACTGCGTGAGCGGTATGGCGATGATGAGCCTACCCGTGTTGTCGCAAATGCCACGGTATTGCGTGCTGCGTCGGTGCCGGCAACCACTACGATGGTTGGGTGGGCGGCGGAACTGGTGCAGACGGCGATTGGTGACTTTATCGATAGCCTGATGCCGTTGTCGGTTTATCCGGCTCTGTCGGCTCGGGGTGGACGCTTCACCTTTGGCCGCAATGGTGTGGTTAGCCTGCCACGCCGCAATCCCACGCCTAATCTCGCGGGTGCGTTTGTGGCGGAAGGTGCGGCTATTCCGGTGCGTCAGGGTGCCTTCTCGGCGATCACGCTGACCCCCAGGAAGATGGGTGTTATTTCTACCTTCACCCGTCAGATCATGGAACACAGCACGCCTGCGATCGAACAGCAGATCCGGCAGATGATGCAGGATGATACGGCTGTGGCGCTGGACACTGTGTTGCTTGATGCAACAATCGGCAGCACGTTGCGTCCTCCTGGGTTGCGGTACAATGTGGCCGCGACCACTGCCACAGCTGGCGGAGGGTTCAATGCACTGGTCGGAGATATCAAAAATCTGGTTGGTGTCTTGGCAACGGCGAATTCGTTGCGCAGTCCGGTCTGGATCATGAACCCGGTCGATGTTCTGAGTCTTACCTTGACCCAGAATGCCGGCGGTGATTTCCCGTTCCAGATTGAAGCCAACGGGGGTCGCTTGCAGGGTTACCCGATCATTCAATCGACCACCATGCCGGCGAAGATGGTGATCCTGATTGATGCGGCTGACTTCTTCTCAGCGACGGGTGACGAGCCGCAGTTCAGCGTTTCCGATCAGGCGACCCTGCATATGGAGGATTCCAACCCAACTGCGATTGGTGTGGTTGGTACTCCTAATACTGTTGCTGCCCCGGTGCGTTCGCTGTGGCAGACCGACAGTATTGCGGTTCGGATGATGCTCGATATTTCTTGGGACATGCGGCGCACTGGTGTTGTCGCGTGGACTCAGACTGTCACTTGGTAGTCTGAGGGCTAAGTCTCCTCCTCCTAAGCCGGCAGAGTCACCCGCTCTGCCGGCGCTTTTTGGTGAAAAATGCGACTGCTCGTGCTTTATCACGCAGGCTTTACCTACACGCCGACAGTTCATCATTATCTTTCGGCTATTAGTCGTCATTCCGCTTTTGATGTTGATTATTTTAACGTGGATCAGCCATATGGCGGTAAGTTGGACTTTTCCGCTTACGATGCTGTTTATATTAATTTCTGTGTGGTTAGCGTTAATCGGGTAGACCCGCCACCTTATATGATGCTGCTGATTGCAGGGTTGCGGCGATATGGCGGCGTTAAGATAGCGTCGGTGCAGGATGAGTATGATTTTGTCAATCGGACTAAGGTTTTCTTATTGCAGATTGGGGTTGATGCGGTTTTAACGTGTGTGCCGCAGGTTGGGGTGCGGGACATTTATTCTGAGCCGGAATTCGACCAGATCCAGTTGCTGACGATAAAGACGGCGTATTTGTCGGATGAGTTGCTGGAGATCGATCCGGCGGAAATTCTGCCATTGGCAGAGCGCCCGATTGCGCTGGGTTACCGGGGTCGTGCGTTACCGTACCGGCTGGGTGATTTGGGGTGGCATAAGACCGAGATTGCCGATCAGTTTAAACGGGCTTGCGCTAGGGCGGGGGTGGCGTGCGACATCGAGGTGGATGAGGAGAAACGGTTTACCGGCGAGGCGTGGCTGGGGTTTGTTCGCAATTG